CTCCCTCTGAATATTCCACGAATATTAATAACGTTCGTCCTAGGGATATTTTGGAACAGCGTATCAGGATGGGACAGAGACCTGGATTAGCTAAGTGGTCTACTGACCAAGTTGGTGGATCTAGTCAACCAATCGTGGCCTTGTGTTCTGTATCGAGTATTTCTTAGAATGGCTATAGAACTTACTATCCCAGGTTCTGGAGCAGATCTTTATCCACTTCCTTATAATGCTAATGTAAAGATTTCCCAGTCTTTTCAGGATGCGGGTGGATTTACGTTTGACAATCTCACCTTGGGCTTGTCTTTAGTAGCGGGAACACCGGGTACAATCACAGTAGAACTCTATGCCGCTGATGGAAGTGGGTTTCCAACTGGTGCATTATTAGCTAGTGATACATATGCTGCGGCATCGTTAGCAAGTTATCCCTCTTTCTCTTATGTAGCATTCGACATGGCGGCTACTGTTTTAGCTGCCGGTACTTCATATGTCTTTACCATTACCACCAGTGGGGGTACTTATCCTACTGACTACATTTACGTCAGGGCAACACTTGGAAATCCATATGCTAATGGTTCGTCGTCATACTACACTGACAGTTGGCACGCCAATGGTACTTATGACTTAGGTGGTACTTTACGTTCGGCAGGGGCTCATGCAAAAGCTACTAATCCTACTCCTGCTAATGCCGCGACTGAGGTAGACTTTGCTACTCCTACTCTTGATTGGGATGGAACAGGCGATACCTATACTGTCTGGATAGCAACTGCTGGTGGTGGTTTTATTGCTTCTGATATTGTTGCAACCGATATTGTTGCGACCACTTATACTCTTACTACAGCACAGAAGGCAAAGTTTACGGGACTCAGCGATGTCTTGTATTGGAGAGTTAATTCTACAGCAGATGGATCTGAGTTAACTGGTGATACCTGGACATTTGATCCAAGACCTGGAAAAGCTTCTGCTCCTACTCCCGCTAACGCTGGAAGTGACATTGAAACAACTACTGCTTTTGATTGGACTCTTGGAACCAATGGACTGACTAATGAGTTGTTGATTGGTGGAACGTCATACTTGAATAGTAATGCTGTAACCTATTCAATGACTAGTGATCTGTTTGACTGGGATGCCGCTGTAACCTGGAGTGTCAATACTACTAACTACTATGGAACTACCGCTGGTACTGAGTGGGCCTTCGATGCCATGAGCATGGATCATCTAAGAGTTACCTATACTCTTATTACTGGTGGCAGTGGACTTGGACCCTATGATACCCCCACTCCTGGAGTTGAAGGTACTGACTATTGGTTTACCGGGGAAAATAACGTTATAACATTGAAGCGTTTGATTGTTGTTAGTAAAGATAGGATGCTATATGAGTCTCTCTAACGCATACGAAGATACAATATTAGACTACATTTTGGAAGCTTCTCTCTATCTAGCTCTGTGTACTGCTGATCCTACTGATGCTGGTACTGGTGCAGCAATGAATGAGGTAGCGGATGCAGGATCTTATGCTAGGGTAAACATTACTACAGATACTTGGGCTGCTGCCTCAGGTGGAGATAAGACTACTGAGGCTGTTATTACATTCCCTGCTGCTACTGGTGCTTGGGGAACAGTAACACACTGGGCTATTCTGGATAGCACAACTCATGGTGCAGGAAATATAGTGTGGCATGGAGCGTTAACTGTACCTAAAGTAGTCGCTAGTGGTGATACTCCTAGGTTTCCGATTGGTGATGCTACTTTGAGTGTAGATTAATAATGGCTTATACTCTACAACAAAATTATGAACTTAGTGACAGCAGAGCCCAGTCTTATGGTACTCGCTGGAATGGTACTACATTTACTGCCAATTCAGCTTATACAATAAGTAGGGTAAGTTTGCTGTGTTATCGTGATGGAGATCCAGGAACCGTAACGATTTCCCTCTATGGTACAACTTCCAGCAAACCGTCTGGTGCTGTTCTAGCTACCATGACCATGACTGGGACTGACCTTCCTAATGGATCGGATGCAGTTGATTGGGTGACTTTTGACTTTATCACACCATATCTATTAACTAATGGTGTTGAGTATGCCATTGTTGCATCTTGCACTGGTGGAAGTTCATCTAACGACTTCAACTGGCGGTATAAAGTAACTGGGTCTTATGCTAATGGAAACTTTTGTCTGTCTACAGACAGTGGTAGTAGCTGGGGAGCCTATGCATCAGACTGTGACTTTCGCACTTATAGTGGAGATACCACTTCATATGTTGATATGGCCTTCACAGATACAGTTACCTTTTCTGAAGTCCTTAGTTTAGGAAGAATAATTCCTATAGGCTTTACAAATACTGTAACATTCTCAGAGAGTGTGACAATATCACTTGGTCCTCTATCTGGAACCAAAGCAGAGAAATATACCCGCAGATTAGTTGCCTTTGGTAACGACACTGCTTATTATGAAACGATCTAGAGGAAAGACTTATGGCGGCTGGTGACTTGGCAGTGATTACAGACTCCATCGGAGACCTTGACTGTAGTGATAATCTCAATGTCTTTGAAGCATTCCAAAAAGTATTTACAGTAAATGGGGCTAATCTCAAGGTTGCTGATTTTAAGAATTGCGAGTTGACTCATGGTGCTTTGGCTACTTCTCATGCTCTTGGGGATATACTTACTCAAGCTACTTCTGCTGCCGTGATGGTAGTTGACTTCACCAATACTGCCAAGACTAAGACCTATGGGTATGTAACCTCTGGTACTTTCAATGCCACAAACGCAATTACTGGATCTGGATCTGGATCTGGTTTTACTCCTACTGCCACTGACACCGGAGTTCCTGGTGGTGGTGAACCTCACTGGTATGACTGGACTGTATATCCTGGTGGTGCTAGTGGAGCGATGCCAGCCAAGGCTTATCTTGGTTGCTTGTATCGTGGACGTGCTGTCCTCAGTGGTAATCCTAGCTACCCTTATCAGTGGTATATGTCTGAGGTAGCTGATCTATGGAATTGGGCTTATGCTGCGAATGATCCTTTGTCTCCCGTTGCTGGTGGTAACTCCAGAGCAGGAGAACTTGGAGATGTTATTAGGGCCTTGATTCCCTACCAGGATGAATACCTTCTGTTTGGTTGCTCTAACTCTATATGGGCATTGAGAGGAGATCCAGCTGACGGAGGTTCTCTTACCCCATTGAATGAGACAGTAGGAATATTTGGAGCCCAGAGTTGGTGCTTTGATGGTAGTATGGATCTGTACTTCACTTCCAAGAATGGCATCCATCGTATTCCCTATGGCTTTGGACCTGCTGAACATCTCTCACAGTTTGTACTTCCTAATCTAGTAACTGACACTGAGCTTGATCCTACTATCCATCGAGTAACTATGGGGTACGACAGAGAGCGAGAGGGAATCTTGATCTCCATTACTACCATTGCTGATGGATCTAATCTTTGTTATTGGTATGATCTTAAGACCAAAGGATTCTATCCTGAGAGTTTCCCTGCTGTCTGTGGGGCTTACTCTGTCTACTTTTATGCTTCAACTGATGATGCGTATCGTAAGCTGTTGATTGGTTCCACGGATGGTTATATCAGGAAGTTTGATGACACTGCTAAGGATGATGTAACTACCAACGGTACGTCTGCTATCGAGTCCTACATGACTCTTCCTATCATAGAATCAGAAGAGGATGACAAAAGCCTTAAGCTAAACAACATGGTAGTGACCACCGCTGGTGGGGCTGCTGCTGGTTCCGAGTCTGATACGGACGCTGTTGATGTAGAGATTTATGTAGCCGACGACCCTGAGACTATTTTGGAAGCCATTTCAGATGGTGATACTCCGTTGCATGATTCCACTGTGACTGGTCCTGGAATGGCTAACCGTCTTCGGAAGAGAGCTAAAGGTAGAGCTATTGGTATTAGGCTCTCCAATGATACAGCTACGTCAAGCTGGGCAATTGAGAAGATCTCCGCTAATATTACCGAGATATAGTTTATGGCAAAGGTTCCTTATATAGCTAGTGTTGTACCCAACGATTGGAACTCTCTGATGAGGTTCACAAGAGATGTCCAGAAATATATGAGTACTCTGGCTAATCCAGAAACCGATACATACTTCGCTACCCTATACCTAACTGGAAGTACTGCTTCAAGACTTCTGGCTACTAATGCTTCT